TTTCGGTTCTTCTTCCTTATTAATATCCATCAACTCATTGTACTGCTCCTCTGTGATTCTCCCAACTGCAAAAAATACGTCAATCTTGTTCTTGAGGTCGTCTGTGAGACCGTTTCTTTCTTTGAGTTTTTTGAGTGTTCTATATAACATATGTCATACCTCCAATTCTGTTAATGCTACTGCATATTCACTGTTGACATAGGCTTCTGCTATCTGTATGTCCATGTCGTAGATGTAGTCACGGTTATCGTTAAGTTGCTTTTTGACATAGTTCCACCCATTTGCCATGCTTATTGGATAGTTGAATACTGTATATCCGTCCAACTGTTCTGAAGTGACGCTGATGTGTGTAGTCGGATAATATGTTGCAAGTGCTGTAAATGCGGTGATTTGTTCTGTGGTGAGGTCGATTTCCTGCGGCGCTGCTAATAACCATTCGGTTTTATCTACAATAGATTGTGTATTATCTAACTTAGAAGAATCAACCATCCTTATCAACTTCCCACGTTCCACATCCACATAATCCGCAATATACTGCTGACCGTCGATTGTGACGTTACCACCTGATTCTACAGGGATTGCGTTGAGAGTATACGGCAGGGTGACGGTCTGAATAGGTTTGTATGGTTCAAAATCGGAATCTGTGGCACTTATCATTATATTTTTGTATGTAATTTTGGTAGCTGTAGTGGCATAAATACCAAACATAATTTTTACATATGAAACATTTTTTAAATCGATTGTTTCATGATTAATTCCAGCTTTCGTTCCATCAAATTCAAAACTCACATGAGAAATGTTATTTCCTGCTATACTTTCATTGCCATTACCACCCATCAATTCTTTATTTATATCAAAGTATTTCGCATTAATATGGTATCGACCATCACTTGTGTCCGAAGACGTATCAAAAGAAAAATAAATTTTCCCCTTGTGTAAAATAACAGGTATAAAATCCGTAGTATATGTTTTTGTCAACCCAATTAAATCACTACCGGGATATAAATTCTCCCCACACACCTTCACAGTCGGATTCACCACGCTTTTAATCTCAACTGGATTCTCTGGCGTTGGCACTCCATCCTGTGATGATTTGCCATACAGCATCATATCTTGAATCTTTCCATTGTCAGAATCAGTGATATGAGTTTCACCCTGATTCGATGCGTAGAACTTTGTAATTTTGTTGGATAAATCTTCCTTTAGCGAATCAGTTTCTGCATTTACTTCTTTGAATCTGTCGCCTACGACTTTGGAGTCGGCAAATGCTCCCTCGACGCTCAAAGTTTTATCTGCGATAGGCTTGTCTGCTAAGCCTGGATACCCAACTGGAATATCTCCGTTTTGAGTATGGATTTTTAAAATTGATTCTGCCATGAACTACCTCCTAAAAAATAAGTACACCATCATCATTTACAGCTGGCAAAATAGGGTTTTCATTTATGCAATCATTTTTTCTACTCCAACAGGGGACACATAAGTAAATTGGTTTCCTAAAACATCTTTTGCAACGCCAATTACAAAGCATCCGTAATCGGCAAGCATATTGCACACAAATTCCTCTGCATCCACCCAATACTGTTTCTTGACCATACGGTGAAGTCCTGGCAATAGACCGTAGCTGAACATTACGCAATGTCCCAACTCATGAATAAATACACGGTTCAGAAGTTCTCCATACAGGTTGTTTGCGATTGAAATTATCTTTGTTGAATAATCCGATACCGCAAGAGTTCTTTCGCCTGTGCGGTCAATTAACACGCTGTCGTGCGGAGATACGAACTGCACTCTCCATAGGTCTCCGTTCATATAAAATTGTCTTAGCATGGTTTCTCACCATCCTTTTCATATTAAATCAAGTCCTTTGAATACTTCAAAAATCTTTGGAGATTGAATTGCGAACCAGTCAACTGTGGTTTCGTCATGTCCGAATTGTTCCATATGTTGCCAATTACACTGCAACCCGCTTTCTGACAAGAATGCATGAATAATTTCGTGTCTCAACTGCTTTTTCTGTAAGAAGTCAAAATCACCAATGTTATTTACGTTGTCCGTTCTGATAACAATTTCCTTTGCAGTATTATCTGTAAGGCCGTCAATATCTGCATTTTTAAGTTCTTTTGGAATAATTCTGTAATTCGTTCCAAGAACATTTATTACACATTTTTCCATCATCAATCTCCCTAATTAAAAAGCCCCTGTTACATTCCTGTAACAAGGGCAAAATTCATTTAATATTCAATTCATCTGCTGTATCAGACGAGTTAAGTCGGTTTTCATCGACTGTCTAAGAGTCGCATCTGCATCTGACCACATCTCTGTAAGATTTCTGACGATATCGGATGTATATTCTTTCATAGAATCATCCATCTTACGCTTGGAATCAGAATCTTTGGAATCATGGTAATGCCTGCGATTCTCGCTGTATCTGTCATAGCTTTCGCCATATCTGGACTGCTTATGGTTCATTCCATCCATCCTCATATCACTACGATCTGGATGATATCCCATGCGGTACATATTACGTTCGAACTCTGGATTGTTCAGATACTCTTCCATCCAGTCATTATCTTCCATGTACAGATACGGCTTGTATCCCATACGGCTTCCTCTGCCTTTTGGTGCAAATCTGCCATTGGAATAACGATACCTATCATATCCCATGCGTCCAAGATACTTCTCTTCCTGTTCGCATTCGTCCATAGCTTCTACGATTCTGTAATCCTTATCTGCACAAATCGCACACTTTACAGCTTCCATGCAGTCTTTCAAATCGTCCCAGTCTTGAGCGCTGAGATTGTCGAAGCCATGCGCCTTGGCTTTTTCCATAGCCCATTTTCCCATTTCCATTGCAACTTTATGCATTACAGTGCCCCCTTTCTAACAGCCTGTGTAACAGGTGTGTCTGTCGTTGGGGCTGTACCATTAATTGCTGTTAAATTGTTGCTCGGACTACAAGCCGGATTTCCTAACATCTTAAATACTCCACCAGTTGCACTTGTAGCTACTCTGGTTGCGTATTTTGTTCTAGTTCTTACGCCACAAGCTGTAACCTGTGCACAGCAACGATTCTCTAGCGGATACAAAGTTGTTCCTGTTCCTATCTGAATCATTACCGGAGCAGTAATTGTAGTGGCTTCTGGTATACTTTGTGCAACAACAATACAATATTTCTCTCCATTGTTGTAACTGCCTGCTGGGAGTGTGATTACAAGATTACCTCCTGTAAACGCAACAGCTTGGCTTATTACAAGACGGTTGCAGAGCTTACAAACATTTTTACAACTCATATTTCTACCTCTCAATCAAATAAGAGGTGAGCCGCAACCCACCTCTTAGAATTAGTCAACCTCTAAGGGCGAGTTACTTAGCAGCAACCGTTTCCATATCCGTTGCATCCTGCGTATGCATACGGAGCCGGTACCTGAAATGCAGGAATCGGGGATGGATTGATTGAATTGATTAATCGCTGCGTCTGTGCATTCATTTCAGTTACAATCAGCGCGGACTGGCGATCCTGAGATGCAGCACGCTTCAGATCAGAGTTCTCTGCCTGCAATGTTGCAATCTTATCATTCGTCAAGAAATCAAGGATTGCTCTTGTATTGCTGTTCTGATTGTCCAGAATATCTCTGGTATTGTTGTTCATTGTGTTTTGAAGAGCACAAGTGTTGGTTGCCAGGTTGTAGTTGATACCCTGGATAGCTTCCCTTGTTTCACAGCAACAATTTGCTAATTGAGACTGTAATGCATTTGTGTTCTGCATGTTTGCTACAGTATCAGCGTTAATAGCCTGCTGAATTCCATTGAAGCCTTGGAGCATTCCAACATTCATGCCATTAAATCCACTCTGCATGGTATTGTTGAGAGCATATGTGCTATCGCAGATACCCTGCTGAATACCTCTAATACCATTCTGGATATCATTAAGAGCAAATCCCTCATTGATATCGGAACGTGTAGCCCATCCTTGGAAACCTGCACCATTTGCACCATTGCCACCGAAGCCGCCGCCCCAGCCGCCAAAACCTCCCCATCCAAAGATAGCAAAGATCAAGACAAGCCAGATAAGTGAAAAGCCATCACCGCCCCACATATCATTGGCGCGATTATTAGAGCCTGTAGCGGCAGCAATGTCACTAAGACTGTAATTTGAACCATTCATCATGTTTTTAGTCTCCTTAAATATTATTTACAATAGGAGACATCCGCGGCTGTCGTCCCAAATTGTAGCGATTCTGAATCACCCAATTATGGGGAAATGTTATAATCCAAGGAATTTCTGGATAATTCCATCTGGAGATAAATGTTTTTCATTGAATACATTTTGTTGTATTTGATGTAGCTGGTCTGCATCACCTTTTTTATATAAATCCAAAGCATTTTTCAATGTTGGATTGTTTCCTGCAAATTTACTCATGTCGTTCATCATGTTATCAACACTTCCGAACCTCTGAGAAATCATTTTCTCGAATTGCTTTTTCATCATGGCGTTTGGGTTGAAACTCATCTCTGCTTACCTCCGTTCTGCTTAGATACCGATGTATCCGACATTTGTGTCGGGAACATGTTTTTTATTTCAGAAATCTCAGAGCAAACATCATTCCGAAGCTGATTAAACATTGCTTCAATGTCAATCTGTTTTTCTTCCTGCTTTGGATATTGTTCTTCTGGATTTATAAGCCGGTAAACAAAGATTCTGCTTTTTCCGTCTGCCTGTAATTGTTTCCTGTAGACTTCTGTACCATCTGTTTTTGGATAATAAACAGGATTTCCAGACATATCTACATCTTTTGCTTTTACAGTATCAATGCCATCAACCATCTGCCCTTGAAGCATAGGTGATTGTGGAACTGGCTGTAACTGTTGCATCTGCATTTGTCCATATGGCATTGCCTGTTGATAGTTATTCTGTAATTGTGCCAACCTGTCTTGATACGGCTGTATTTGTCCGTAAGGGTTGCTCATCATTGGCTGTTGCGGATAATACGGATAACCTGCCATAATCTGTTCCTCCTGTCCGGGATTCAAGAATCATATCCATATCATCTATAGAACGATGCTTTTCCCATATACCCTCGTAAGGGTTTCTTAATATAATCATTACGTTTTCTCCTATGATTATATTATATAGGAAGGAACACTGTATTTGAACGTCACTATTTCGCCACATTTCCGCCATTATACAAAGAAAAGCCCCGAATATACATCGGGGCAACTTTGGTAATTTTCTTTTTTATTTTTCTATTGATTCGGTCTATGGTTCTGGGACTGTACCCCATTAATTCAGATGCTTCCCATAATGTTTTTTCGCCATAAGCCCGTAATCGAAATAATTTTTCTTCACGTGAATCAAAACCTGCTTCTTGCAAGTAAAATTTTCTTTCATCTTCTGAAAAATCCGCATAATTCATATAACTCCACCGTCCTCCCTTACAAGTGGAATCGATTTGTTACATAGGAAATACACCGCTCAACATAAATCCTACAACTGCTCCCACGACTGCTGTTATAATGCATACAATAATGGTGTCATAACGTTTGCCAGGGACTGCCATGAGAATTTTTAAATTGTTGTTCATCTCATCGACTGTTTCTTTGATATGATCTAAGTCATTGCTATACAGGGCAGTCTTCTGTTCGAGTTTATTAATTCTAGAATAAAATTCCTTGTGTCTTTCAGACTGCTTTTCCTGCATATCATGAATATTTTTTTCAATTTCTTCGAAGCGGTGATTGTTAAAGCACTCATGTTCACATCCCATCGCTTTTCCTTTCTTTCACTCCCTATAAGATTTTTGCTCTTTCCCTACTTTAACGAGCAACCCTGCAACGTGCCGGGAGGAAAAACACATTGCGTTCCATCCCATCTTTTTTAATTGAAACTTCCAGCAAAAGGAAAAACACCATGATTAATATAAATTTCGGTTTCAGATTCCCAACTTCTATTTACAGAAGATTCAGAATGTGATCCTTGGAACTCTGCCCCCTGTTTAACCAGAAAGTAAAGCGCCAAGTCAAAAATACAATCATAGCATTTTTTCATGTCGTTTTTGATTTTATCATCAGTGTAACTAGAGGGGTAATTTCGCTTATTTTTAAATGAACGAATTGCCCGATTTACAGAAAGAGTGAGTATGGACTCAGATTCTGGATTATCTGCTAAATAAAGTGATAATTCTTCCATAAGTTCTTCATTCATTTAATTCACCGCCTCTTTCTGCGTTACTGCTGAGATAATATTTCAGAAATGATACCAGCCTTATTTGTTGAGGTCAGGGCATAGCCATTATCACTTGCAAGCTGTCTTAACTGTGGCACAGTCATATTAGACAGCTCACTTTCTGCGTATTTATGTGTTGATTCTTCTGATTCAACACTTGCTACAGACGGTGATTGGCTGTTCACATTGAGACTATGCCCGCTTATTCCCCCTTTGTGCCGATAACGATACCGCCATTAGCTTTCGGAGCAACCGGAACGAATATACCGGACGCTTTTGTCCATACTGCAACCGGATCCTGTGTAGCCCACATGGACAGTGTTACGAAAGAACGGTTTTCTTCCTGAATGAACTGTCTGTATTCAAGTTCCTCAGGCGTCACGCCCCAGAGTCCTGTACCGAAAGAACCGTTTGCATCTGCTTCATACAGAGTAAATACATCTTCTTTGAAGTATCTGCCTGTTTTAAGAGAACCATCTGCTTTTCTGAAGCGGAATTTCTCATCGCAACGATCAATTGTGATTCCGTATTCCTGCATAAGCAGATTTGCAAGTTCCTGTTTTGTCAGAAGACGTTTGTTATCTGCTCCCAGAACTGCTGTCTGCATAGCAGTGTTATTTCTCATGTAGTTAATCATTTTGAGAGAAGTAAGGGCTTTATTAACTACATAACCATTGTCTTCTGCTACAGCTACCATTTTCTGGATATCTCCCATGATATCTGCTTCTGGTGTAGCCCAGTTGGTAAGTGTTACTTTTGCAGTTGCTGGAACACCATAATTGATTCCCATATCAACATGATTTTCTTTGATTGTTACAGCACCAGTAGAAAGGAACTGACCTTTCATGACATTTGCTCTTGCAACAACGCCTTCAAACAGGTTAGCTGCATCGTCAAATACAAAGTTTTTCAGTGCTTCGTTGTCCGGCACACCATTTTCGATTGCCTGACGTAATCTTTCAGACTGATTGATTTTTCTTTTAATGAAAAGTTTTTCAGTCAGTACTTTTTCGAATCCTGGTCTTGTACCGATTTCTGCTTCAGTATCAAGAGCATGAACAAACGCTACTTCTGGAAGTCTCTGTCCGGCCATAAGTCTGTAATATTCGGCTTTCAGATATTGTGTTTTTATATCTGGAAAAATAGTATCAAGGATACCAGGTCTTTTTACATCAAAACTCTGGGAGAAATTAAGTCTCTCTTCCTCTGTGATGGATTCTAAAACATTAAATGGCATTTGTTATACCTCCTTAATATACTGGATCTTCTGTGACCACAAAAACGATACCTGATTTCTCAAGTTCAGTTTTTGCAGTTTCATCAACTGTTACCGGGAGTCTTTTTTCAAGAACACGACCTGCAATAATCACAGAAATCGGTCTTTTAGCATCATCTGTCATATCAACATCTTCAAACACAATGCCGATTGCGCCTGTTGCATTTGTCGGATATACAGAACCTGCTTTGATGATTTTCTTAGTTCCAACTGTTTCAGCATTTGTCTGATCTGCTGTGTAAGTTTTGAGTACTAATCCAACCTCAGATTCAAGGATGTTAGGTCTGGATTCATACTGCTCAGTTTTCATAAAAGCCATATCTTTTTCTCCTTTACTAAAATTAAATATTTACCGGGGCATTATCATCTGCTGCCTTGGCTTCTTGATTCATTCTTGCTGAGTACGCTTTTGCATATTCAGATGCATCACTTTTCTTTGTCTCGTTACTGTCGCCAGCTCCACCACCCGGATTAGGCGTGTTTTCAAGGATTTCTTTTTCCCATGCAGCTTTTGCAGTATCGAGAGTTGTTTTATTTACTTCGGAAATTCCATCAACAAAAGTCTGTGCTTCTTTGAGTGCATCTTCTTTATTCATATTGGAAAATGCTTTGATTGCTCCTGCGTAGGCATCACCTTGCATTCCTGCATTAGCAAAAATGGAAGTGATTTTTCCTGTCAGTGCTTCTCTCTGGGAAGTTGCAAGTGCGGATTCAAGGTCAGAAATTCTTTTCTCGTTTGCAGCTTTTTCTTTCTGGCGTTCCAGTTCTGCTTTCTCAGCGTCTGTCATATTCTGCTGTTTCAGCTCTTCCAATTCTTTTTCAAGGTCTGCTGCCTTGTTGGCTTTTTCTTGTAATGAAGCATTTTTGTCTTTTTCTTTCTTTACTTCTCCTGTAACGGAATCAAGGTATTTAGACACCTGTTCATCAGACGGCTCCTCAATTCCCATACCGATAAGTACTTGTTTTGCCTGTTCTCTTGTCATGAAATCTCCTTTCTTCCAGACCAACACGCTTTGTTCACACGGTTCGCTCCGCACATGATCTGTACCCGATTTGCGCTCACGGGCTGTTGCAATATTTTTGAGTATTAAAAAAGGAATCTCAGTTTTCCAAGATTCCTTAAATAATTGATGTAAAAACGTCTATTCTTCACCAGTGGAAGAAATTGTTGCTGATTGATTTTGAATTGATTTCTGACTAAAATCTTTAATCAATTCTTGTGCTTTCTTCATTTCTGCGTCTGGGTTTGCCAGTTCGGGATAAACAGTTCCAAGATATGGTAAGCTCATTTCATATACCTTTTGCGGATCGCTGAATAATCCACAAGTAATCAATGCAATAAGCGGGTGAATTTTATTCTTGAACAGATAATCAAGTGCCTGTGCTTTAACAAGCATGTTATCTGTTGGGTTTCTGGTGATTTTGACATCAAAATCTCTGGTAGAAATCTTGACATCATTGGAGGTTTTGCGAATGATGTTGAGAATAATTCTGACAGAAGCTTTTTCGGCTTCTTTTGTGAATGCTTCAACAAGTTTGGCATCTCGCTCTGCAAAATCCCATCCATTACGTAAATATACAGCATTACCAGTATCACCACCGGTGTTGCTCTGGCGGTTTGGCATTGCTTCTACAATCAGCATATTATTGTAAATGTCGTCTTTAGCAACTTGGCTCTCCGACTGGTTTAATTCCGCAGTCATCAAGTCAACATCTGACTGAACACCGTTTCCAGCATCTTTTACAGATATTGCTCCTAGCTTGACCATTTTCAAAAATTCATTCTCGTCAACTTCACAGTTTTTGAATTTCATAAATGCTTGAACAAACTGTTCAACACCGTTTAATCTATCCGACTGATACTTGTTGATCGCATCAAATGCTGTAATTGCAATTTCGACATCAGATAGCCGGTCATGGTTGTTTGGATACTCGATAATTGGGATTCCGCCAAAGCCATTAATGCCGCTGACGGTTACTTGTCCGTTCTTTATCTTGAAATATTGATTTGAAGAATAGCAAAGATAATATTGCTGATTCTCTTCATCTTTCAATATTTGAACAGATAGCATTGCTTTTCCTGTGTTTCTGGAATAAACAATATAAACATCTCCCGGATACGGAATAAAAATTCTAAATGGTGGTAAATCACGGTCTTTTGTCCAATCGTCTTCTCGTAGAATTGCTTTGTATGCAGTTCCTACGGCACTCTGGTATATTCCAAGCTGAATATTTCGGGCATCCGCATTTGCTTCGTCCAGATAATCATTCAGCAGGTCGACCTGCTCATTTATCTTTTTATCTGCTTTTTTCTTTTTGCAGACATATTGAATAGGTTCTCCATATATTTGTCCTGCCTTAAACTTGACAACTTCCAGAGCGTGATTTTCGACAACTCTGTTATTTACTTCCGGTCTCACAAGCTTTTCCCGATATAAGATTGGTTGGTCGCCTTTGTAGTACCGATAAAGATAATTAATCATCATTCTGTTTCGATTATGTGTACCAATCGTATCAGATAGAACTTGAACAACATTTTCGGTAGTAATTTGAGCTACGCCAGTGTAGGCAGTTTTTCTGCCAAAATCGCCTTGGCATAGGTCAACAAAATTACTTTTGTTTCTTCCCACTGCCTATACCTCCTGTTTTTGAGCATGAAAAAAGCACCGAGTTTTCACCCGATGCTTCATACATTTTCATCATATATTATACATAATCGGAAAGTTATATTCAGTAAGAAAAAGTGTTAACTTTTGAAATTAAGCATTTCTTTTACGTAATTTACTGCTTTCCCGTGGAATTGTTTAATATATTCTTCGTTGTATTCCATTTCATCTGCAATAACAGTTAGCTTTTTTCCCTCTATATATCGTTTGTACAAAAAATCATAATACTGGGGATTTTCCACAGACTCTATAACATCTATAAGTTTCTGTTTTTTCTCCATAAGCTCTACCACATTGTCAGCTAGTTCTCGCTGCGCATCCACCAATTTTGCAATTGTATCGCCTATTTTATCTTGGCTTCCAGAAGTTTGAACGCGTTCAATGCCATACGTCGAAGCACTAATGCTAGTAGCAAGCAATTTTAAGTGTTCGATTTCTTCCAGTTTGTTATTTATAATTTTTTCGTATCGTTGAATTTGATTTAGATACTCCTTTATATCCATACTATCTCCTTCCCCAAAATGGATTCTGCATTGCCGTTGCTTTACCACCTAATGGATTTTGTATGTACTCAGCCATCATAGCCAAAGAATCGATTCCGTCATCATGTGGTACTTTTGCCCTAGTAGTGTACGTAGTTACATTAGCCATAAATAATCCGTAATCAGACTTTGCTTTGTACTGACTTGGATGCAGAAAATAAAAATGTTTTGCTATATAGTCCGAATTTACAAGAATCTTCGTTTCTTTATTTGCTGACGTTGGTTTTGTCTCAATTTCAGCTCGGCACTTTCCGGTAATCATTTTCTGGATATTGTGTGCCACACGGTTTCCGACATTATTTGATTCGAAACGAATCTTATGTGGGTTATGTCTTATCAAAATATCTGCTGTCTTTCTATCCAAAATGTCATAGTCTGTAGTGTCATCAAACACCACATCAGGAAAGAAAAATTTATCTCCGTATTGGTATGCAATCGGTAATGATTCGAAGTCGGTTCCTTTATCTTTTGTATCGCATATCGCCCATATTGCATCTGCATTTTTATCTGGAATGATGATGTATTCATCCGCGCATCCATCCGGCACGTCTTCTTTACTGAAAAAGAATCGTTTTAATTTATCCGGCGGTAATAATAATCCCTCACGTTCTACCGGCTGTTGCTGATAAAGACAGTTGTAAGAAATTTCATCCATGGATTCTTTAGCATCATTGAAATATTTCTCTGAGAATCCATTTACCGTAAACAGAAAATTGCTCTTTCCGTTTTCATCAAGTGCTGGAACTGCAATAAACCTTGCCCGTGGGTTTCCGGCATATAGTTGTTGCAGTTTTCCGATAGGGTCATGTACTGACCATCTGGTGGCAATATAAAACTCTTTGCATCCCTCAAGTCTACGGGAACGCAAGTCATTTACCACTTTTGTCCATAAGGTATCAAGTCGGTTCTTATTCAAAGCTTCCTCGATACCAGACACAAGGTCATCGGCAGTAAGAAATCTATTGCATCTAGTGGCACCAGTCAAAGAGCCATCAATAGAGCGAAATGTCCATGTCTTAAATCGTCCGTTTCTTTCGAGATTGACTGTAGTTTCCTTTGCATTTGTTCCTTGGATTTCTACGTTAGGGAATACCTCATGCCACGTGTATTCCACGGGATCGTTGATAATTTCCAGAACACCATCATAAAGGGAACGTGTCAGAATACTACTGTGTGCCGAAGACAGGTTAAAGTCATTCGGGAACCATCCACCTACCAATGATAAAAAGAAATCTTCCAGAGTACTCTTGCCACAACCCGGAGGTACGCTTAATGCAAATATATCTAATTTATCATCCATCAGGTCTTGCAGTGAACCTATGATGTTATGCTGCAAGAACACATTTCTTCGTGGTTCATAGAATCGTTCTTTTGGGATTCGGTTCTTTTCAAGGTAAAGAAGCCCGCTGTCAACCTGATAGTTCTGTGCTTCCATCAATAAATACTGCCAGTAAATATCATCAAAATTACCGCTTCCAGTCAGTGCCGCGTTTCTTGCCGCAGCTGTATGAGCGTACCGGCTGACTTTCATTGCCATATTCCGTGCATCTGGATTATCCTTGAAAGGAAGGTCAATATTCATATTTAAAAGCAGATCAAGGCAGTCCTTCTGATTTTGATAGACTGTCATATCATCATTAATTATTTGATTTAAAATTGCCCGATACCATTCAATCGAACCTTCTGTGAATTTTTGCATAAAAATAGAGCCAGACCTCCTTTCTTTTTAGGATTTAGTCTGGCTCTCGTGTGGCTCTTTGACTGGTTTATTTATTAAATTCCGTAAAAATATTTTCAATTACTTTCCATTCTGCGAATATTGCCATGAACAATAACGGAACCGCCGAAAGTCCCCAATGATTTTCAATTGTCATTTGAATTGTGGCTATCAAATAATCTGCTACCCATTTGAATATTATGAAATTCACAATTATCCAACATATTTTTCTGATTTTGTTCATTTGGTCACGCTTTCTTGACCGGCCATTCAAAGCCAAAATCTGAACGTTTGATTTTGCATTGTGGGCTTCCGTCTTTCCAGAAAACTAATCCTTCTATCTCGTGTTCAGAAAGATATTTCTTGATTCCCTCGAATGTTCTTTCGACTTCAACGATTTCTTTGCCGTGCTTTATCAAGGCATCGTAATCATCATTATACGGATTGCCATGAAAATGTTTTCCGTAAGCTTCATATGTGCCATCCGGCAATTTAAGGCCTTGATTTGTCCACATTGAAGTTACATAATATGCTTCTACAAACCACTTATCAGACGGATTATTCTCATCAACCTTTACCCATCCCGGCCAATGACCTGTAATGGAATCTGGCTCACAACAAGGAATAAATCCCTCTGGTGGTATTTTGTCTTTCTTGCAGTCATATCTTTTATAATATTCTCCGTCAATTATCGCGCAGCAAGAACCGTCGTATTTGACTGTTGCAACACCTTCTCCTTTAAGTACCCATTCCATGCCCGGATGCACTTTCGGAAGAACCTTTACAACCTTATGGTCTTTAAATTCTCGCTCAAATAATGTTGGTATCTTTTTCATTTACTCACATCACAATACTTCTAAGTGAATCCCACCACTCATCTTTTTCTTTTATATCTTCTTCTCGTTTATATTGAATTTTTATTTTATATAGTCCAGAATCAGATACGTGTGGCTCAACATGTAAGAATTTGAATTTCTTTTTAAGATATCCTATTTCAAAAACACATTCTTTTGGAAAAACAGTATAAAGTGTGACAAATTCTACAAAAATAATTCTCTTATCTTTTTCATGGTACACATCAATATTTGCCAACGCATCGACAACTTTTTTGTCTTTAGCAAAAATCTTTATTGGAAAATTTACTACAAAATATTTGCTCATACATTAACCTCAATCTGGAATACCTAATTGTTTGTAAGTGAATACGGCAGTGTACTTCTTCCCGCATTTGTAACAAGTTTCCGTAATAGTGCAAGTCTTTTCTTTATCATTACATTTCGATTCTGTATCCGAACTTTTGAACTTGCATCCACCTGTCAAAATACATTTAATCCGTTTTGTGTTCATCTGGCTATCTCCTTTCTTTTGGGATAGGCGCATTCATATACATGCATTTCCATTCAGGAATTTCTTCTGATATTGAAGAGACTTCAGAAGATTTATTCCAGCGGACAACCATAATAGCATACTTGATTCGACTTATTTTATAATCTGGAAAGTATTTCTTGAGTTTTGAATAATAGAAGAACGATGTAATAAATGTTTTTATCTCCCTCATACATTCACCTCGAACTCTTTCTTGCAGTTGCTACCCTTGCACTTCAATTTAAGATGCTGAATTTTTGTATCTTGACTAATCAGAAGTGCTTTCTTCTCACAAAAAGGACAACAATACCACAGTTTGCCATTGATGTTCTTTATTAATGCCCGTCCGTCCCACGGCTCCGGTGGGTTCATTACCTGAGAGAAATCTATCCCCTCAGATTCAAATGCTGATTTGATGCTCATTAAAAAATCTCCTTAAATTTTCTGCCGATCAAAACCATTGTCTTTGTTTCCCCAATACGGATATTGCTCTAAGCATTTTCTCATATACTCATGCGGATATGATTTCGCAAAGTCAGCAATTTCTTTGACAGGTGCCTGTTGTATCTTCGTCCTCCATTCTGGATAACCTTTTGTTTCTACGCCCATGTCAGTTCACCCCATGAACCTTTCTTAGATTTGCATAATATCGGTCAACTATCACATCCAATGCGGTCTGAAGCTGATTGATTGTGATGCAATCGGACTGATGCTGTCTGTGATATTTTGCGATTTCTATAGATTCGTCGTAAAATGGTGTATCTGTCTTTTCGTCCACCTGTTTTTTTAACTCGTTATTATAAGCACACATATTATCCAGTTCAGCCTGAAGCTCATTGATTTTCTCATTTTTGTCCAGAATTTCATGTTGCTTTGCTTCGCTCTCATCAGCCAGACGAACAACTTCTTCTTTCAGCTGATCTACTGTCCATGTTGCCATGTCTTCAATTCTCATAACTGCCTCCCTTAGATTTTGGTAAACGTTTCCATATCATAGTTATCACGGATATAGTCCACGCATTCACACAATTTCTTACGCAAAACTAAATCATTTGCGATGTCTGGATGCAAGGTATATAACATGCAACTGTTTTCTTTTCCGTCTTTCTGAAACTTCTTCCAGTCAAAAGTCATTGTGAACAATGGAATCCTCGTGAGATTTTTTGTCTTGTGTCTTATATAGAGATTGCAGAGTTTCTTAATCATGGCATCTTCTCCTATCTTGTAGACCACGTAACTATTTTATTCTTGCACTGTGGGCATATGATATATTTCTGCTTACGTCCACGTCCAGATGGCATATTTGTAGAAAACATTTTTTCTATGCATTCTTCTTTAACATCTTCTTTTTCATCGTACTGCAACACTGCTCCGCATTTTCCGCAATTTATTCTTTTTAATGTTCCAGGAACTAAAATTTTAATCATTCTTTTCTCTTTCCTCCCTATGCTTCATCTGGCACTTGATCATCTTTGCTATGTTCTCACGTTCCTGTTTTATTCCATGTCCTTGACGGAACAACTCGCATTCGAGAATATTTCCGCACTTGGAACATTCATCGTTGATTTCTTTACCTGCTATTCGCATTTCCATCCATCCTGTACCATTCTAGGCTTGTATATTTTCTCGGTGTATCCCTCACCGTTACATAAGTCGCAAGTGACTTTTATTTCTTTGTAATCATCGCAACACTCCCAGTATTGTGCACAATTTACTCTTTTGATAGTAGTTCCACTTCCACCGCACTTCGGGCATCTATAAATTTTATTTCCTTGTATTAGATTTACAAGGTCATTAAGAGTTGTTTCTCCACCGTATACATTTCTCAGACGTATCACTTCATGAATTTTCATTCTTTACTCCCTCCCAACATTCACAGATATCATCAAGACATCTAAAATCTGCGCAATGTTCACTGTCACCATTACAGCAAACGCCTTCGTATGTCGCGTACCATTTACATGTACAACAATAATCTTTTTCTTCCATAATCCACCTCTCTAAACAAAAATTCCAGTACACGGACTTGAACCGTAACTAGCCACCCAACGTGGAGTACTGGAAACCATTCATAGAAAGGTAAGTATAAAATGAATAAATTCACACTTCCAGTGATGGCACTTCACTGGAATCGGAAAGGCAGGAATCGAACCTGCTACACATAGCTTACAATGCCATTGCTCTACCACTGAGCTACATTCCATCATGCTTTTCGGTCCGGACACCAGACAACAGGATAAGCAATAACCTTTTCTCATGAGATAAATTCAGCCGAATCATAGACCGCCTGTATACAGACAGCATAATTCCGACCAAATTAATTGCAGGAGACGGATTTGAACCGCCGTTCTCAAGGATATGAACCTTGCGAGATTCCGCTTCTCTATCCTGCCTTGTGTGGATTTTCAGCGTATTTGTACCGGCAATCCACAAGCCGACTGTTTCTTACATCTCGGACAGCATCCTCATATCTCATATTCAGATGAGATAATGGGAGAATGCGGAGTTGAACCGCCCTGGTACTGTTAATCAGCCCTCTGCCCCTTATGGTATTATTCCCCCAGAACCCGGAGATTGTTCCGGGTTAGCAATGATTTTTTCGTGTTATGCGTTCCACTAGGCAATTTTTCATAACTTGGACTATCGTATTTTTGCCAACCTGACGGCTTTTTGGTAACCGTGGTATGCTCCACGAAGTTGTTTCGGATATTATTATGCCTTTGACTTTATGTTTCTTGAAAACTCCCTTGTCATCAATGCGCGCTTGTGATGGCTTATTGAAACTAAGAAACATTTATCGGACGGGAAATCAGATCAAGCACAAGTCTATGCCGTTACATACCTTTGCTCATTCTGATTCACATACGCTCATCCGAAAGTTTTTTCTGCCCATAAAACGGATGGGTAGCATACGGAAGAAATGGAAATTCTGAGATTCGAACTCAGGGCTTCCCGGTTATGAGCCGGGCGTTCTAACCGCTGAACTAAATTTCCTGAGTAGAAGCAGTCTCCCGGATTGCAGATTTTGAGTTGATTTGCTTCTACTGTTGCGGTTCTTTGCCACCAGCCGCAACAAAGGTCATGGCTAAATAGAGTACCTCGTTTTTACGAGGATTCCCATCCGGGACATTTGAAGCCCCTTTAATCAGCTCCGTTGAGCTAGATGGGTTTTCGTCGGAGGGTCTATGTAAAATAAACCATTGCCAGGTACATGCGCAACCTAGCAAGCTGGGCTAGTGGGATTCGAACCCGCGAATACAGCAGTCAAAGTGCTGTGCCTTACCACTTGGCGATAGCCCTAGAATCTTTCTCCCACTCCGCACCATTACAAAAGCAGGAGAAAGAATTGAGTGTGTGATAATATTTTTATTATGTGCTCTACAATTGCAACACAACTTATGTGGAGAATCAGCGTTTAAATAACTAAGTTGTTCTCTTTTTTTGTAGAGTCATATTTGCTAAATCGGATGTCTCGATCGTTTGCTTGCATACCGCTCCACTACGGGACAAGCGTATCCTTTCGCATTGCTTATATGATTAACCCGTTCTTCGATAATGAACAGGATAATCTGCATTGGAAATGCTAAAAGCATATTTTTACCTCGCTGTGCAAATCAAAACTGTATTAAGTATCATTCCTGCTTCCATCAGCAAGAAAAATGCTGTGGAAAATTGATTGCCTTTGTAATTCCGGCTCATTAAAAATGCAGCTAATGTAGTAAATATCAGAATATTAATTGCCACTGCGATAATGGTTAATGGTAATCTCATTTTTCCTCTCCAATCATAAAATTAAGTATCTTATCTGCAATTTCTTCTTCCGGCTCAAATGGTAATCCACAGTAATTATAACGCTCTAAAGCCGATTTTAGGCTTGCTTTGAATCCACGGTAAATTTCCCCGTGTTGTAACAGTTCGTGTCTTAAAACTGAAATTGCATCAGTAATTGATTGAGAAGTAAAACTAATTTGTGCCAAGCACTCCACTTCAATATCCGGTTCTGCCATCATCTCGAATACAAATGCCGGAACCTCGTCAACAGCAACATGGAAATCAACAGACTTTACTCTTGGGACTTTATTCCCATCAATAAAACACTGCGTCCCTCTCCAATCATACGGACTCGGATTTATAATTTTCACAACAGGCATCTTTAAATCCCCTTTCCTGTGCTTTGCAATACGCCAGAAGATGTTCTGCAATCTCTCTAAGCTGATTTGTGCCGTATTTCGGGCAAGTTAATGGTTCTTTATCCCCTAAATCAGCACTTACTTCGGCATTAATCAGCATCGTTGCTACATCAATCGGTTCATCTGGGAGCATTAAATCGTCCTGGTTCTTATGTACTCCCATAAAAAGCTCGATTCCATCCGCTTTCATTAGCATGTAATCGTGAACTTTATCGAAGTCCGGTGCTTCCTCTGTAATAACTGCTTTTCCGTTTTCTACGTACACATAATAAACTTTCTTGTTACTATTCATGCTTCCTCTACCTCCCCAAAATATTTCTTGTACAATTCATAATCGTTTTTGCCAATCAGATCTTTGACCCTGTGTGTTTTTTCTATTCGAAGATTGCTATACACAAAAATTGTTTTAGTAACCTGTATGCGGCATTCGCCAACATCAGTTATTCCACTTTCAGTTTCGATTCTCTCTTCAGCTGAAAACCAATGCCTATTCGGAGTTAAGAAATAAACCCTTTGCGTGCTTACTCCAAACGAGATATATTCCAAGCTTGATTCGTCCGCAAAAATCCTTTTTGCCGTTTCTGTATCGTACAACATTTCATTTTCAAGAACAGCTTTCTTGTGATGATATTCATATACCTTGTCATGCATTAAAGGTTTTTCAAGCGGATGCACGTCAAATTCTCCAGAAAAGCCTTTTTTATATTTTAAAAAATTTTTGAATATCGACATTCGTCTACCTTCTCCGAAAATATTCTGCCAGGGCTTCCCTTGTGATCTGTGATATACTTTTGCCGGTTCGGTTCTTCTCAGCTATGAGTTTTCGTTCTAGCTGGTACGGTAACCGGATGCGGATGGATTCGCCCTGTGGGTTATGCTTTTTCATAGGCAGTATCCTTAACTAACAATCTCAATCGGGCATCCAAGCTGTTTTTCCAACTCGGCAATAGTAATCTTTCTTGGCTTCATCACATCAGCATCAACACGCTGGATAATGCCTTCTGAAGTTTTCGCAAGTCCTTTGCCAGAAAATTTATCTATTCCCTCATTTGCAAATATGCTTAAATGCTCATATCCATAAGCTCTGCACCATCTTGTAGCTGAATCAACAATTTTTCTTAATTCCGTTTCAGGATCACCAAACAAATCCGTGTAAGAAATAGCCTGGTCAAATTCTGCATGGCTTATCGTTGCTGGAATTAAAATCTGCTTATATGGAGTTCCGATAAATCTAAAGAATCTGTTAGCGATTAAAGCTTTTTCGCCTTTTGGTAATCCAAACCCTTGTGCCACAGCTTTTTTAAGTAACTGTTCCGATTCTAAATCACTCTTTGTAGTAATAGCCTTGTTTGTAAAATCAATCATCCTTTTCCTCCCCTAAGATTCTGTATAATGTTCCCCTGGAAACTCCAATGATCTTAGCAAATTGAATTTTTGTAATCTCACCATTCTGCCATCTGGCTTTAGTATCTTCAAAGAGTTTTTTACCAATCTCTTTCTTTGCACGTCCTTTGTACTTGCCCTGAGCCTTTGCAATTGCAATACCTTCTTTCTGACGCTGACGGATATTTTCCCTTTCTCTTTGTGCTACATATGAAAGAAGCTGCAAAACAATATCTGCGATCAGGGTTCCCGTCAAATCCTTGTTCTGTGAAGTATTGAGCAATGGCATATCTTGTACAATAATATCTGCTTCAATCTCTTTTGTGATTTTTCTCCATTCAGTAATAATCTCTTCATAGTTTCTTCCAAGTCGGTCAATCGAATGAACTACCAGTACATCACCTTTTTGAAGAGAAGCAATCATCTTCTGGTACTCAGGACGGTTGAAGTCTTTGCCGGATTTCTTATCCATGTAAATTCTATCAACTCCCTCTTCTCTCAATGCTTCCATCTGTCTTGCTTCGTTCTGGTCAACTGTTGATACTCTTGCATATCCTATCTTCATATATACACGCCCCCGTTTCTTTATGGTTTAATTATACACCATATAGTGTGTTATATCAATAGTGAAATACACGTTTGAGTGAATTTAATTTGATTTTTATAACATTTGCGTTTATTATGTAGATAGGAGGTGTTGTCATGGTATCTCAAAAAGTTAAGCAAATCATGAAGCTGAAGAAAATAACAAATGTTCAAGTGGCTGAGCATCTAGGTACTTCGCCACAAGCACTTGCAAACAAGTTTTCCAGAGAAACGCTTTCTGCAAATGAGCTTATTGCAATTCTGGATTTTCTTGGATGCCAGATTGCCGTTGAAGCAATTCCGGATGTTATTGTGAAATTTAATAGTGCCGATCTCAAAAGGGAACCGTAATGGTTCTCTTTTTTTATGCCTTTTTATCTGGCAGAGAAACGGTTAAGGCTTACCGCTTGTCGTGTTGCAATCACTATCTCTGCCATGTTGAGGGATTGTTGTTAAAAGAGCGTTTTTTAAATTTTGGGGCGGTCGGGGCACTCATTAGGCCGTTCAGGGCATCTATATACACCCCCTCCCGGGTCTGTTCCTGGTGACGCTGACCGGGCAACCCTTTGCCCCATGGGTTCCCGTTGTCCCGGTCTTAACGTTGCTTTTTTGGATGCCTTCGGCAGTAGCCAAGGAAAATTATTGTGCTTTTCTTCGTCATATTGCACAACTTTTCACGTTTCCACATGTGTACATTATGAGTACACCCTAAAAGAACATTGAATGTTACTATATATTGTGCGCTAGTCCCAGAAAGCACAACATATTGTTATAGCTCCGGCTTTTCCATCTCTGGAAGCTCTAGAACATCTTTGTATTTATCTGCGATCTGCTGTGCTGTCTGTTGTGGTATGCCCTGCTGCTGCCCTACTGGAATTGGTGCCGTTTCCGCCATGCCGTAAGCTACTTTACAAGCAAATATCAAGTTGGCATTCGTGCCATCCTGGTTGTGTAGCTTATCCAACGCAAAGGCTCCACATGTTTCTTTCCATTTTTTCACCGTTATGCCATGCGTTGAGGCGGTTCTGTAGTCTCCGTTCGCCCAATCGCTAAACGTCATGTTATTAATTCCAACTAATATTCCAAACATTTGTAAAGTAGGTGATATACCATATCTACCACATACACGTATATATATATTAAATATACTGTCTAATAGTTCTATGTCATTATTGCTTGGTTTTTCAATATGATCAGCAATATAAAAAAACATATCAATACGATTATTAGCTATATCTTTCTTATACTTTTCTATACTGTCATAATCTTCTTGATGTATGCATAATACAGTGTTTATATATTCATCTACCAATAACCATATTTTGTTTTCATATACCTCTATATTTTGGGATGTTGTTATAGTATTTGAATTTTTCACTGTATCGCCTCACTTTATAACGTTAATCTATTAAATCATTATAAATAAAAAAAGCCGGTCGGCTCTGGTTCGTTGTCCAGTAGCTAACCGGTTCAGTCCTCCAGCGGTTCGTTCTCGCTTTCGGTCTGTATCTGTATCTCTATTAACAGTATTAACATACAAGTTGTTATTCTGTCAACTATTAATTTAAAACTTTTAGTCAATCTCATATAACAGCATATACTATATCTATGTATATTATATATACTATATACAATATTATATTAATCAACTCAGCCTCTGGAATCTAGGAAGGGACAGGGAATAACTATAATTATAGATATTCATAATCCATAATATTAATATATATAATATTATAATAGGGCATTTTGAACACACAAAAAGCCAGACCTTCCGGTATCTGATCCGGCATGATCTGGCTATATTTTTTTCGTATTCAGTTACGATCCGCTTTGTCAGCCCTGCCCCTTCCTGAGTTCCGTCGGCTTCGTTGTATTGAACATAACAGAACGACTCGTAAAAGTCAAGTAAAAATTTGTCGTTGACTTTTTGATGATATTGTGCTATGAATAATTATGTCAGGACTTCGGCGGCAGTTCTGTACCTGTCCTAAAAGCCGCCACAAAAAGCATGATATAAGCCACTGGAATTTTCCAAGGGCTTTTTTGTATTCAAATATTTTGGCTTGTTTCTCTTGCTCCCTTGTTTAATCGTTTGTTTTATACATACGCCTGCCAGTTGTTACTTTGGTTTTTCCTTTGAATCTCCAGTATTTTTTCATAGCTATACCACGAGTTTTTGTAATAGTACATGCATCCTTTTAAACATCCATGCGAAATATCCGTAAAAAGTTCAGATATTTTCGAAGCATTTCCGAAATCTTCCACCGGAAGCAAATCTTTTCTAACTCGAATCTTATTAGTTTTCCCCCAGATACTCAACCATTCAATCTGGTATCTTTCTTTTAACTCGAGAATAATATATCCGTCCTGACAATCGACGTCTAATTTTCCCTCGAAACTTCTGTAAATTTCCTGCATTTCTTACCCTCCTATATTTCCCCGTCTGGGGTGTTCTTCTTTTGTTGTCTTTATTATATAATATTAGTGCTTAATTGTCAATAGAAATTTGTGCTTAATTTATTATTTTTTCATCTTGTCCATTCTATCAAGTTCTGCAAGAATTAATTCCCTCGCAAAAGCGTTGGTTTTTAGTCCGTATGCGTTTATTCTGTCAAGTGTTCCCTGCGGTAAGATCACATTAATTCTATCCTTATTTTTCATGCATTTCTTAACTGCTTCTCTATTTTTTATCGCTTTTTCTTCTGCTGTTAATTCTGCCATGTTTATCCCTCCTTTATTTTGTTTCATTATAATATACATGTGCTTAATTGTCAATGATTTTAGTGCTTAATAAAATTGCACAATTCGCCTCTTATAATTAGTGCTTAATTTGGCTATTATGTCAATTGTAATTAGTGCTTAATTATAGTATTATAATATCAACGAAGAGAACAAAAGAACAGGAGGAAAGACAAAATGAATAAAGATTATTTAAGCAAGCTTAACTGGGCGGTGTTCACAATGATCGACCGCAGTACACAAGACGACCGCAGAAGCAAAATAAGCGTTGCTGGTTTATTTGCTTATCCGGCAAATGCAGAGGACTTTATAAAAACGCTCCCGAGTGAACACGAGTGGTACATACTTGATCTTGACCGCTTAGAGCGGTTCGAAGAATTTTACAATTATGTTCAGGACATCAATAAAGAGTATGGAGAACGCGCAATATTTCATATTAATGACGGCGGTTTTCTGGTTGACGAATTAAACTGTTTTCGCTCAATCCTTAATATCTGGACAGATACAAAAATCAATTAATTTCTCCGGCGGTCTTTTAACAAAAATTTAAGGAGGATAAGAAAACATGATCAAGATTGATATGTGGTACAACGACAAAAAGGAACAGGCAACCGGACTTGATATTCAGTTTAATGATTTAGGCTGTTTTTATTCTGGTAATATTAGAATTTTCGGTAAAATGGTTGGTGATTATTACGCGGACAGCGTACAAGAAATTTGTGAAGCGTTTCCGCATCTGAAAGAAAAAATAAACGCTTGTTTGAACTAAATAAAACAATTCCGGGCGGGGCTTTCCCGCCTGTTTTCCTAAATTGGAGGGCCTAAAAATGAACAAAACAGATATATCTTTCGCTAAAAAATACAACTTAAAATATACAGAATTAAAATATATGTACGGTCTTACCGGGTATGTGTTTGATTTTGAAATAGGTGAACATGATCTTATGTATTGGTGCCGGTCTAAGTTATCCAGACACAAAAGCCTTGTTGTAGAATGCAATTATCATGCGATGTGCATAAAAGTCTATGACCGAAAAGAAAAAGAAAAAACTTGTGCTTTTTATGAGCTGGTGAAAAAGTTGCATGATATTTTCAACTTAGAATATCATGAAACGAAGGACGGCAGCCGGGCATATAACAAAGTTGTTGACTTTGTGCTGTTACATCCGGAATACAAACCCGCTTTTGATAGTATTTATAATTAATTTTTTACCGCTTTACGGCTTTAGGCCATCGGCACGCTCACGACGTGCGAAACGGTTTTCTTTGCGTTGCTTTGTTATATTTGCCTTTTAACGGCTTTTAATTGCTTCATGGTACATTTTACCGGATATGGCTATAAAATCATTTCTAGGAAGTTTTACGCAATCAATTAAAAGGATTGACGGCAAAATATAACGGGCGTATTATGTTTATATATGTCAATGTGGATAAATGCCGGATTGGTTTCTGTCCAGGTCTACGGCTGCATCTATTCCGGATCGCTTCGGGCGGTCTTATTTGCGAACCATTTTTACACGCTGTTTTTCTGGCAGTCCGTCCAGCTTATGCAGTTCTTGCCGGTTTCGTTATCCTTGCAAGCACTTATTTGGCATTTTACGGCTGTTTATATGCTTACATGTGAATTTTATCGACTGTAAATATAAAATTGATTTTATACACGTTTACGGGCTTGCTAGATATATTTATAGGTGTGTTTATGTTCCTGTTCGTGCTGTAACGCTGTATTTTTGGTTTTTAAGCCGTTTTATATCGTCACCCGATAAAGTATAGGCTTATGCCGTTCGAATTGATTTTAGGCGCAATTATGCAATTAATTACAATGTTTCTAGTATGATCGTGCGCATCGGATGGCGACATGCTTTGCCGCGGGTATATTCCTTGATGTATCATCGCTTTACTATGAAGCCTCACGAGCGCTAATTTTCACAGACATTTAAAAAGGCCCGAAGCATGGATTTTGAACGAAAAAAATCATTTTTCCATGGATACGGGTCGTTTTATAATTTTTATTTATTTGTAATTTTGTACAAATATTTTTATAGCATCTATTCTGGGACTGTAGAAAATGTAAAATTATTTCAATTTATTTAGATGATCTACTTTACCAGTGCTTCTTTTCTTCTTTATTGCGGTTCCACTCTTCATCCTCTGTTCTCGTTCTTCCTGTTTTTTGGTCTTCGATTTCTTTCTCAATGAGTTTCCAGTACTATACCCCATATTTTCCCTCCTTATCCTTGATCTTCTGACTTCTGGTCTTGAAATTGATGATGTCCACGTCCGTATTGAGTTCAGGTGGTATTTTCCCTACAACGATAACTCGCAGTGGCTCTATGCGCCTTTCCATTTCTTTAAAGCCTATACAGAATTCTTCTCTGGATGCTCTGGATTTAATTCTTCCATTGGTGCAACATGCTACGGTGCTTCTTTTTGGCACACCATCAAAAGCCCAGTCATAGCAATACTCTGGCGGTATGCTTACGTTCGGAATAACTTTAATTCCGTTCATGCTGAGATAATGAGACAATGCATGATTACGGTACTTCTGATAGATATTCATTGCAAATGGCATTCCATTCTCTCCCACTGCCATAGAAAAGTCAGGGCCTATCACGCTATGGAAACATTTTAAATGTTCCAGGTATCTGTCTGGATTATTCCAAATTTTTTCAAATTCGTAGTCGTGGATGTAGAAATTCACTGTCAGCTTGCGGTGATTCTTAATCTTCGGGCTGAAGCTATCCTTGAAATCCACAGTATCTTCGCCCGGATGCCCTGTGTATCTATCTAACATCGGTATCTGATATTTTCCGTCCAGTTCTGCTCCTATAATCATGTATTCTCTCATTACATCATATGCGGTATGACTAATTCCTTGTGAGATCAT